CGCTTATATTATATACTGTTCCTCCATTTGGGGTATGAGTCAATGTATAAGTATTTGTATTATGTATCCCATCAAAATAATCTACATAAAAAGTTCCTCCAGTTCCACTTCCTGAAGCATATTCAACCCAAGTATCCCCACTTGAATTTTTATAATAATAAAATTTATCTAAATCTTTAATATAAACAAACATTCCAGTAGTTGGAGGATAAAATACCCAACGAGAAGAAGGGTCTTCTGTATATACCCCTATTTTTCCTTCATTTCCAACCCAATCATCTCCTCCAACAGTATCAGGAAGAATATAAACATCTCCTACTTGGGGGGAACCTGGTTGAGTAGCTACATCTTTTGAAATAACAGAAAGGTGCACTAAAGTATCTAATTTTAATAAATTATCATCCATATGGATATTCCACCCATTTTCCCCTAAAGCCCATTTGTAATAAATTCCTAAATTTGAACCATACCAACTCATTCTATTCCTCCGTAATAATTTCCATACTGTCTCCCATATCCCATTAATTCAATATTTTCTTGTTTTTGTGTTTGCCAATTTTTATAATCGTCCCTATAAGCATCTAATTCAATACTTATATAAGACCAAGGACCACCATCTTCTCTTTCTCTTTGTTCTGTATATTCCCAAGAATCATCAGTTATTCCTGTTTCTGTTCTTACTAATACTGGAGTTACTCCTACTACAGTACTCCCATATATTTTTAAAGTATAAGTGGTACCTGATTCAGGAGTAATAGAGGGGTCATCTTGAGTAACTAAATCTTGACTTAATTGAGTTAATCTATTTCTATGAGCCCATGAAATAGTTAAAGTACCAACTAATTGCTCTGGGTATGCTTCCCCTCCTATTCTAAATTTTCCAGGGGGATAAGGTCTTATTTGACGATGATTAAAAGTTAAAGAAATAGGAGAAGCATCATCGATATCTAATGTCCCATAAGAAGTTCTTGGTAATAATTTTACATTTATTTCATCAGTATCCACATAGGAATATCCTGTGTACCCTTTAAAATTTTGTAAAAACCAAATTATTGAATTTTCAGGATGTTCAGCGGGAACAGTATCTAACACTCCTCTTTTTACTGAAAGACTGGATAAATCTGAATTAAATCCTATTATTTTAATAAATTCCCCATTTATATATGCATAAATATCTTCATCTACCAAAGTTAAACTTTCTGCATTTTTTAAAATAAAAATTTCATCTGTTTTATTTATACCTTCTTCTAAATAAGCTAAAGGAGTAAAATTTCCAATGGTTCTTGATTGATAGCCACTACCTGAATCTGTATAAATTTTATAACTATATGCATCTGCTGAGGGTTTACTTCCCATACTATAAAAATATCCTTCTGTGTCATCTAAACTATCAAAAACACCAGTTGTTAAAATATGATATAAAATATAATATGGAAGTTCAATTAAAGTTTTTTGTGGACAATCAGCAGGTTCTTGAGTTGGATTTTCCCATAAAGGGGGTTGTGTTCCTACATAAGAAGCATTTGGGAGAGCAAACACATCTTCTAATGCTTCTATAATAATAGAACGCTTTTCAATGGAACCTTTATTTATTTGACCCACCCTAAAAATCATACTTTCAATTCCTAAAGCATCCCATTTAAAAATAAAAACATCTCCAGGTAATAAAGAAAAAGCTTCTCTATTACATTCAATTTTTATTTTTGCTAAAAGGGAAGATTGACTTAATAATTCTCTTTGAGCAACTCTATTAGCTAATTCATAACTTTGTATTCCCAAATAAGAAATAGTTGTTCCAACCACCTCCCCCTGGGCATTTATATTTCCTAAATCTTGTACAGTAGTACTTACTTCTTTATATGTATCAGGGTGTATAAATTTTATAGTAACTTCATTTATAGTTTCTGACAAACTTCTTCTTTCATAACTTATTAATTTAATTATATTACTTTCATCAAAAATAGGAAGTGAAGATTCAGAATAATCTTCTCTAATTAATTTTAATACAAATTTACCATTAGTTAAATTTTGATATAAAATTCCTCCAATATGGTCTAATACCATTTGTATTAATTCTTGTATTGTTCCTTCTTTTTTCCAGGCAAAAGATAATCCAAAATTTTCATTATATAAAGTTTCTGCTGCTTCTAAAAAAGAATCTTCATCTATATAAGAAGAAGGTAAATGTAAACCAACCCCATTTATATCAGGATTACCTGTTAAAATTTCATAAAGAATATGAGCAGGATTTGCTCCTCCATTTATATCTGCATAGGTATCGTTCCAATCTTTACTTGGTATTCTTTTAACTACAAAAGACCATGGTTTCATATAAGGATTCATTGCAGCAATATACATATCATTTAAAAATATGGAAGCCACCCCTCTAAAATAAGGAATATTTGTATCTCCTCCATTTATTGCTTCTGCTATATGAGTATTTAAATTTTCTGTAAAAGTACCAATATTAAAATCAAAATAACCTTGAATACCTCCTTGCTTTTTTTCTCCACCAAATAATTCTGGAGAATCAATATAATTATTTAATGAAGATGAAGTTAGCTCAACATCATAGGCATCTCTTTTTTCTACTATTATTTTTTTTAAAGAATCAATAGGACCATGACAAATAATTAAATGAGCAGAAATATAATATTTATATCCTATTGTTTGGGTAGTAGTTTGGGAATGATGTCCACCCATTATTTATTTTCCTCTTTTATTCTTTTTCTTGCTTGATTAGCTAATTGAGAAGCTTGATAATCATTTAAACTATCTAAAAATTCAAGAGGTATCCCATTTTTTATAAAATTTCCCCAATCAACTCCAAAATGTTTCATTACTTCTCTTACTCCTTTATGACACCATCCTAATTTTTTTATATCTTTTAAAATAGCTTTTTCCATTATTTACCTCCTTCTGTAGTATAAGTTTCAGTAATAGGTTCATTCCTTGTATTACCATACCATACAATATTAGGATTTTCAATTTTTACTGTTCCAAATACTACAGGAATACAATCTGATTGAGAAACAGTAGGAGCTTCTACTTCTCCAGGTTTTACTGATGAAGGAGGAGGAGTAGAAGGTTTTGGCCTTAATGCATAAGAAATAAGAGAGGTTATAATATAAACTAAAATTTGCCCAAACATATTTACTCCTTAAAAAACAGTATCTCCAGTCATTGGATTTAATTGGGGTATCCAAGGAAATCCGCCAAAATTAGGTAAATTATCAAATTTATCTTTACAAGTATTCATTGTGTGGTCGCAACCAGGATAACAATAAATAGTATCATTTATACTTAAGTCGTAAGGTACTTGATTTAAAATTAAAGTATTTCCTATTTGACTTTTTATATACCTAAAATAAGGCACTCCTGTAGGGCTTTCATATTGTAAAAATCCACCATTAAAAAAATTATCATTTGGGGTGCTTCCTATATTAATTTCAATAGTAGCATGATTAATGCTTGTAACAATACCTTCATATTTATATAAATCTTTATTTAAACCACAAGCACTTCCATATAAAGTGTAAGGGCATGTTAATTGATAGTGTTTTTTTAAAGCAGGTCTCTTAAACATAGTTAATAAAGATTCACAAAAAAAAGTACAAGTTAATTCTTCCCATTGGCAAGACATTAATCTACCTGTCCATAAAATACAATAGTTTTCTTCATTTATTTCATTCCTATCAAATCCTATTATAGTAAGTAAAATAGGTTTTTCTGGAGAACTGACTTTAAAAAAGTCAGCAATTACAAAATTACGAAGAGTTTCAATTTTTAAAGAATTTCTATTTAAGTCAGGGGATTGTTCAATTATTCCTCTTTTCAAAGGAAAAGCCTCGTATTCAATTTCATCATAAGTTATATTTTTATCAGCAGAAGTATAATACCAATTATTATCTCCCATACTAAATTTATATAATTCTATAGGTTTTGAACTTTCTTTTGTTTGGTCATACTCAAAAAAACTCACTATCCCTCCAAAATAGTTTTAATTTCCAAATTTACTTTTATTATATCTTTTTTTATCCACAATATTTCTATTATATCTGAATTTAACCTACTTAATGTAATAAAAGAAATTTGTTTTATTTCTTCTTTATTATAACCACTATCAAAAGTAGAATCAAGGGTCAACAATTCATACCCTTCACTATCTTCTTCAACATTAGTAATTCTTTTGTAAATTTTAGTAC